CAACGGCTTGCGTGGCTGTTACCCGCTGTTACCCGAAAAGCGCGGGAATTACTCGAAACTGCGAGTCTCAGGATTCCACGTGACCGCCTCGATGTTTCGGCCTGCGGGGGTCGCTTGATTGTTGGCTGCGCTGGTCGTGTTTTGGGTGGCGGCTGTGGAGCTTGCGGTCGAGAGGTCTTTGATTTCGGCCTGCACGGAGGTCGTGAAACCGCTGGGGCTGAGGGAGTGCGTGACGGTTTTGATCGTCCACGATTTGTTCATGGCGTCGGGGAATCCGCTCAAGGTTATCAACCCCTCGGCGATTATGTCGGGGCGTCCGCTCATGGAGAGGGTGATGGATTCGCTGCCTCGCTCGCTGGATTTTAAGAATGACTTGGCGGCGTTTTTGGCGGCGGTCTCGTCGGGGTAGAGGTTGGGCGCTTCGTAGTCGGCTCCGCTCCCTTCGCCGTCGAGTTTGAAGGAATTGGTTTCGCCCGTCTCTGGATCGTGCCAGCGGGTGGTGGCGCTCCCGTATTTGGTGCGTTGGCTGAATTGGGCGCTGTAGCTGGCGACCTCGCTCTTGGTTATTGTTGGGCCGGGCAGGGCTGCGCCGGTGATGCTCGCGCCGGTGGATCGCGGCAGAAAGAGCAAGCGCCCGAAAGTTGGTTTCATGAGTGCCTCGTAATCACGAGCGAGGCGCGTGAGGAGGTTCATGTTGCTCTCGTTGGTCTGGTCCAGGTGGGGAATCGTCACCGTGTAGTATTGGGGCGCGATGCCGGGGATGAGGCCACACTCGGCGGCGATGTTCGTGACGAGCTGGCCAAGGGTGATGTTGTCGAAGCTGCGGGTTTTTCGGCTTTGGAATGGCGAGAATCCTCCCGCCGCTGCGAATGGGGCGGCTTTGCCTGATAGGCTCATGCGCTCTGGGAAACCGGAGAGCGAAATTTGATCGATGACAAACTGGCCTTTGTCCACCGTGTTGCCCTCGTAGCCGATGGCGATGCTCAGGATTTCGCCCTCGGAGGGGATCGGGAGTTTGCCGTCGTGGTTGGAGAGTTCGATGGAGACCGTATCTGCCTGTTCGGTCGAGTTGTCCGTGATCGTGAGCGAGGCGAGGCGTTGGGCGTAGGTTTTCGTGAGGTCGCCGCCTGTGCCGGTGATTCTAAAATCTGGCTTCATGGCCTACGAGAAAAGGCTGACCGTTTCCTTGGCCTTTGGTGCTTCGATGATGGGCAGGACGATGTGGATGCCAGCGGGGAGGTAGGGGCCTTGTTCAGCCAGGCGTAGAGAGCGGTTGACCTCGAGGACGGTCTCAACCTGCTGGCCGTAGGTGCTGCCGTAATGCCGGTGGCAGATTTCATCGAGCATGTCGCCCTGCTTTGTTTTGTAGACATTCATTGCAGTGATCCCAAAAGCCCGGAGGCGCTGACATTGAAAGGCCCGATCTTTAGCGTGACCTCGGCGTATTTTTTAAGGTTGATCTGGAAATCGATTTTGCGGGGTTGGCCGTTTGACCAGAAAACCTCCTGCGCTTCGTTGATCGATTCGACCACCCAGAGTCCGTAATAGTTGCCCGTCCCGGTTACCAACGGCAGGGCGATGCCGAGTGCGGCTTGCACGCGCATTTGCGACATTTGGCCAAGCCCGCCTTTGTATTCGGGCAGGATCGTGCCTTGCAGGGAGATGGTTTCTGAGTCGTATCCGCAATACTGCATCAGCGGGGCCTGTCCGAATCGCTCCACTTCCTCCCATTTGTAAGAGCTTTGACGCTCAAGCTGCTGGTATGCGGCTGTGGAAATCGAGAACCGGAAAGCGCCAAGGGCGAGCATGGTGTCGTTGGCCATAGTCGTTAGTCGTAGAGTGCGCCACCAGCCAGGGCGGCTTGGCGTCCATCGAGGCGGGCGAGCACGAGGTCGGCCAGCGTGCGCTCGTTCATGCCGGGGCTGGCGGTGATGTTGATGGTGATCGTGCGGTTGTCGTTGCTCACGCTGCCGCCTGCTCGGTGGTTGGGGATGATCGAGCCGGATGAGGAGGGCGAGAAGATTTCAGGGCCTCGCTCTCCCACGAGGTAGTTTTTGCCAGCGGAAACGGGGCCACCAGATGCGCGTGCGCCGTCAATCGGTGCGGGGCTGTCGCCGCCTGTGAAGACGCCTTTGATTGAGCTGCCGAGGCCAACGAATTTTTCGCGAACCCATCCGAACCACGCGCCGATTTTGCCTGTGAGTCGGTCGAAGGCTCCGGCTATCGAGTCGTAGATGCCTCCGCTGAAAACCTTGGTTATGTCCCAAACCTCATAAAGTTTTGCTGAGTATGAGTCCCAGTTTTCGACGACATTTTTAATTCCAAGCGCGAGGAGTGTTAGACCGCCAATGATTGCCGCTCCGATGGCTATGGCTGGCAGCAACGGCGCGATTGCGGCCCATCCTGCGGTTGCCATGCCCCAGAGTGCGGTTGCTGCTCCTCCGATTGCTGGGATGATTCCCGTGGCTCCCGCAGCCATGCCCCAGAGGCCCGTTGTCAGTTTGATTACCGCAGGAACGGCGGTGATGAAAGAAGCGCCAAGCGATGCCACGGCGGCGATGGTTGGCAGGAAGGCAATCGTGGCAATGCCGGTCAGAATGGCTTTCACGCCTCCCACCGATTCGATGAACGGCCAAGCGGCCTTGCCCATTTCGACCAGACTCTTTGCCATGTCGCGGATCTGTGTGCCGATGATGGGGCCGTTGGTTTTGAGCCAGCCGCCAAACTCTTGCGCCACGGCTTTGATGTTTGGGGCGTTTTCGCGGATGAATGAACCAAGGGAGGTCATTAGCTCTGTCAGGACGGGCAGGAGTTCGCGCCCGATGATGTTTTGTGAGCCTTGCAGGGCGAGGTTGAATTGGCCCATCGCCTCGTCGAACGCATCGCCCATGAGCATGTCGGAATCGCTGAGAAGATAGCCCGCATCTTGCGCGGCTTGGGCGTAGCCTTGCAGACCTTCCTTGCCGAGGTTTAGGAGGTTCGGGATTTTGCGCCCTGATTTTCCGAAAATGTCTGTGGCGATTTTGGCCTTGTTGACGCTTCCGGTGTATTTGGAAAACGCCTGCGAGATCGTGGCGAACTGCGAGGCGGTGTCCATTTTTTGGAGCTTGCCGATGTCGAGGCCAAGCTCGCTCAATGCCTCGCCGGTCTTGTTGCCGTCCTCGCCCGCATCCACGAGGCGGATGTTCATTTCTGAAAGCGCCTTGTCGGCCATCTCGGCAGAGGCTCCGACTTGGCTTGCGGCGTAGCGCACGGAGAGGAGGAAGTTTGCATCCGTTCCGAGGGTCGCCGCGCCTTCGGCTGCGGAGTCGGCGAAGTTGCCAAAGCCGGTTCCGAGTTTCCACACGGCAGCACTTGCTGCGGCGGCTGCTGCGCCGATGGCGACGAATCCGCCTGCGGTGCGCTTGAGGACGGTCTGAAAGTTGTCGCCGATGGGCTTGATCTTGCCCCATGAGTCTATGACCTTTTTGGTCGCGTCGGCTTTTCTGCCGAGGCGTTCCATTTCGCCGGACAGGTCATTCGTGTTGATCTTGGCTTTCTTGAGTTCCTCGCCGAGTTTGGTGAGGGATTGGCGCTGCGTGTCGAGCGATTTGCGAAGGCGCTCCACGCCCGAGGTGTCGCCCGCTTTCATCGCCTGCATCAGCTTCTTTTGCGTCTCGCCGATTCGCAGTTGCGCGGAGTTGAAACTTTCGAGCTTCTTTTGCTGGGAGGTTAGCTTGGAGAGCGCCGATCCGAGAATCTTGGTGTTGCCCGTGACCGCTGCAAACGACGATTTCAGCGAGCCTGCCACGGCCCCGCCGATCTCGATTGTTGCTTTGAATTTTTTCTCGGTCGCCATGATTATTTAGGAAGTTTCGCGCACCATTCCACAAGCTCCTCGGCGGTCATTGCGCTGATCTCTGCGAGACTCCATCCGGTGTGGCTGGCCAGTGCGAGAGTGCCGCGCATGGCGTCCTCCCGCGTCAGGCTAAAAAACCGGAAAAGGCTTTCTGGAGCTTCTTGTAGTCGCCCAGATCGAGGTCGCGGATTTCCACGGGCGTCACCATGCAGAGGTTGGCGAAGGTCAGGATTTCCGTCTCTTTGTCGCCGCCACCTTTGCTTCCTTCCTCGGCTGCGAGGATGTCGCCAACCTTCGGCCTGCGGAGGGTGAGGCGGCGGCATTCGACGCCTTCGATTTTGATCGGGAAATCGAGTTCGATTTCCACGGTGGATTTCTTGCTCGCCATCGCCAGATTAGATGCCGATTGCGTTGCGCTGGGCTGCGAGGCGGTCCACTCCGTTCACGATGCGAACCATGTTTGGAACATCGATGTCGTTAATGGTCCGGCCTGCCTGCGTGTATTTGTAGCTGCGGAGGTCCATCGTGAAGCTGATCGTGGACTTCTCGCCTGCTGTCCACGCGCCGGGTTCCATGGAACGGATCGTGCCGTTCATGTAAACCACCACGGGCGTCACTGCGCCATCGAGGCTCTCGAGAGCGCCACGGGCCACGAGTGGCACGGTCTGGCCTTGTCCCATGCCCCAGAGGTTGAGGACATTTTCCTCGTAGCCTGAGAGCACGAAGGAGGCTTCCAGTTTCTCTTGGCCCATTTCGACGGCCACGGAGGCGTCCATGCCACCAGCGCGGAAATCTTCGACCACGAGGCCGAGGGTCGGGAGTTGCAGCTCGTCGACGACGCCTGCGAAGCCGCGCCCGTCCACATAGAGGTTGAAGTTTTTGAGGATGTTCGATGCGGTTGCCATGGTCTTTTTTTAGTTGAGGATTTCTTTCAGATATTCGTTGGTCAGCTCACCACGGAATGTGATGTGTTCGGCGGGATACGGCGGCGAGAAATCGAAGTTAAAAAACACCTTGCCGAGCTGGATGTTCGCCGATGTGTTGAGGTCTGGATCGGCCCAGCACTTGCCGCCGAGGATCGCACCTTGGTTCTTGAGGCTGGCGAGGTAGGCGTTGACGGACTCGGTGACATCTTCGAGGTATGTTTTCGAGATGAGGCGATCCACTGCCCAGAGGTGGGCGCGTTGCAAGCTGTCGAAAATGAGGTCGGCTGTGCGGCGGACATTCACGAATTGGTATTTAATGTCCGTGCTGCCGGTCTGGTTGCCCCAGAGGCGGAATCCACCGCTGCGGATGAAGGTGGCGACGTTTCCGAGGTTCAGCACGTTGGCGAGTGAAGAAGTATCTCCGAGGACGAAATCTACGGCCTTGTCGATTTTTTCGATGCCGAAAACTTCGTTGTTTGATGGCGACCACCAGAAGCCGCGCTCGTTATCGATGCGTGCCATGAGTCCGGCGACATACGGCGCGGGGTCTTCGCCGCCGTTTACTGCTGGCCACACTGCATACATGCGGTCGTTGCCGTTGGCTGTGACCCATGCCGAGGCTTCTGTCGCAGTGTCGATTGTTGCAACGCTGGAGACGAGGCCAGCGATGGCAACCGCACGGAGAGCGGATGCGACAACTTTTACATCGTCTATGGTCGCTGTCCCATAAGCTCCTTCCGCCACGATGAGGCGAGGCGTGACATTAAGTTCAGACTGAGCTTTTCGGAGGGCGTGGACGCCTGTGAGCAGGGTCGCGCTCCCGGCGACATCTGTTGCAGCGGCGACTCGAACGACTACGACAACCGCGCCGGTCTGTTTGTAAATCGCTTCGATGGCCTTGCCGAGATAGCTGGTTGCGCCAAGCTTGGTCGAGACTCCCGTGGGGGATGTGACGAGGACGG